AAATGAGCCAGTCATATTAACTGCTGCGTTGTACGAAGCTACTACATTACCTGCGCTATCTAAGGTACGAAGATACCCTGTTTCATTAACACCTTCTGCCCTTAGAAAACTAATATAAAATCTATCCCCAAACTTAACAGAAATGTTTTGTAAATCTCTTTCCGTTAACCAGTTATCTTTATAGTTAGCAAGTTGAGTATTATAAACAGAACTAAGACTAACATTTGAACTTGTTGTGTATAGGTCTGTAAACTCTGGATAATAAAAATTAGAGCCTCTATATGTTGCAGATGCATCTGGTAAAACAGATATACCACCGCTTACTTCTTCTCTTATTTCTAGTTGATAGGTAACTCCGTTCTTATCATTACTAGCCACTAAGATAGATGAACCGCTAGGCTCAAAATAATCTGTAATCTGTGAACGTACTATAGGAGCAGAATTAAAATAACCTTTACTATCGGTAGGATTTGGAAATACTTTAGACCTGCTTAATAGTGTGCCTCCTATCTTTACATCAAAGACAAATTTAAAATTTGTAGTTCCGCTATTAGTAGAACTACACGTAATCCAGATGTCATCGTTTAAGCAGCTATCTGTTGGCGGTGCTGCCGTTATTGTTATTGCCATAAATACTTCTTATTTGTAAAATAATATCTCCTCCTAATGCTTCTGCAATAGAATCTTTGAAGTCCTGCCCAAAGTTTTCTCTAACTGCCCTATCAAAATAATAGGTAGCTTTTATACCATCTCTTTTTATTGCTGAACTTATTGCGTATGCTAAACGCTTTTTATTAGTTGCTTCATCTAAAACTTTAGCAAGTTTTCTTCTCTTTCTTTGTACTCCAGATAAATCTAATTTGTCTGCTCTTATACTTTTTCTACTTAGGTTCAGCCATGAGTAAATACTAGCTGCCATTTTCCTATTCGGAAACTTAGACTTAAAACTATATTTACCGCTATTCTTTTTAGGCTTTGCATTTTTACCGCCTACACCTTTAACACCTTGATTTATAAAATCATAGTATTCAAGTTGTTTACTGCCTATAGGGTAACCAACCTCTAATGTATAGCCATCTCTATTTTCATAGACGATAGGTGCTGAAACATCAGCTAATGCACCGCTAGAGATAGCTTTAGCCTTCTCTAAATTCTTTCTGATTGTTTCATTAAAATCTAAGCCAGACTGAATTAATATCTGTTCTAATAATGGAAAAGCGTTAGGGTCTGCTAAGTTATAACCATTAGTAAACCTATTGAGGAACTGTTCCCTAACAAAAGATGCTTGTTGTCTTTTCACTCTTATAAATGAGTAAAAAGGAGGGATTTACCTAAGATAATCCCTGTAGGCTTTTATATAAGCCAGAGCATTTAGAAACTCTATGGTCGGTAAACTGTATGCTTCGCTAAGCGTGATACGATAGTATTCTGCAACTTGTGTGGCGGAATACTGCCATCCATAATACTCAAGAAATCTGCTATCGCCTTTTCTGCCTCCTGCATCCCCTTCTGTTGAGCCACTTGCTTCAAATAACCCCTTGAAACTTCTATCCAAATTCGATATACATGATAAAAAAAAACAATGGAATGGTAAACATCTACAAAATTAGCAGCTTCCATATCCTCCGAATAGATGCTATGGTTTAAGGTATCGTATTTATCCTCTTTCCATCCCCATATTGTACGCTTCATAGGTATAACCATACTAGCAGCTAACTTGTGCAGGTTAGCAACTAAATCAGTCTGGAATGCCTTATTCTCTAAATACCTAGCTGATGGCATTTTTCTTACATCGTAAACGCATTTATAACGCTTTCCGTTAACCTTTATGTATTTAACAGGCTTACCCTCTGGTTCTACATTTAGAAATTCTAAACGCTTTACTTCTTCATTGTATTTCTCTACTGATAGGTTATCTACTTGGTTAGTAGTCCAGTTGTTTACAATAGCTATCTGTCTGTCTAGCCTATCTATTGGATGTGTAATCTCATTAGCTTCTATTAGCCTTTGATATTGATATAGCGTTAAATCTTTCCAGTTCATTAGTTAAAAGTTTATACCGCCTTCGCAGTTAAATGTATTGTAAATCTGGTCGTCGTTTGGCTCATAGTCTATAACATCGCATTCATATTTACATTCTGTGCAAATGTTATCGTTTTCTATTTCTGCTTTGCAGCAATCCGATACTTTCATTTTTTAAGTTTTAGTGGTTAAAAAATACCCCCACCTAGAAAGGCAGGGGTTTAGACTAAACCTATGAAACACCTTCTTCTATACTTAACCTTAAGTTTAAACCCATACTATTAAATAACTTGTAAGCTACTGATAATCTAGGAAGATTCCCTTTCTCTATTCTGTTAATAGCTACAAAGCTAATCCCAGACTTTTCTGCTAAACCTTTCTGTGTTAAATTGTTCTTCTGTCTGTGTTCCTTTAATAATTGTCCTATCATAAATCTATATTTGGTTCTATATTATCCTCTATCTTCTGCTTTTCCTCTTTGGTTAGTCTGTCTGTTATATCTATCTGTACTCCTGCTACTTCAATATAAACCTTAGTTAATGTTACATCATAGCTAGAATCATCAAAGTAATGATAACCATGACACTCTTCTACTCTTAAAGGCTGAATATCTGCATTAACTTCGTATTCTACTATGCAGTCTATTTGTTCGTCTAGTGTGTAATTGTGTTTCATATTAATAGTCAATTTCGATTTCTTGTAATACTTCCTCTTTCTTAGGCTGATAAAGTTCTGTATAGTAGTTATACTTCTCTACTGCTTCTTCAAAGTTATAATGGTAAGATTTGCAACTTCCATTAATTCTGATAAAGAATCCTACTTTACCATCTTCTAAGGTTTCCTTGACTAGCTGAATTGTGTGCTTCATAACATTTGTTTTTATGTGGTTAAAAATTGTCTGCTAATATACAAATAATGATAATGATAAAAAAAACTTTATAAGGGTTTTTCTGGATAAAGGCTTCTAGGTTTGTCATGTTATACTATTTTATAATATAAAAAAATAATTTCATTGTAATCTTCTTCTGGTACTTCTAGTAAATCTTTTGTTATATGTGATTTACCGTTAAATTGGGCTATATACTCTACAATAAAATAATAAAGTATGCTATCTTTATGACTTACTATATTTACCAAAGTCATAGTATCATAGTCATATTCGTTATCTTCTATTTTTATATATTTAATTGGTGTCATAGTTTTGTAAGTTTTTATTTAACTAAATTTAAGTTCATTTCTTTAGCAGCATAGTTAATGTGCTTTTGAGTAGTTACTGACCAATAGCCAAGCTGAATTAAATTATCACCTTCTACTTTTGCAACTAAAGTTTGGTAACTCTTAACATACTGAATGCCTCCTACAATTACAAGGCTAAGGTTTTGTTTGTACTTTTTGAAATTCATTTTGATGTGGTTTAATCGTTATTGATATAGCAAAGATAAACCTATTTTTAATACCACCAAATATTTAGTAAACTTTTTTTTATAAATCTTTTCTATAATAATATAAACTAAAAATAGATATAATCTATACAAAAGAATAAGTACCTCTACCCATTCTGCTATTATACATATTACAAGCTAAAGCTAAAGCCATAACACAATCGTCATGGAATCCGCTAGGAGCAGAATACTTAACCCCACTAGCAGTAAACTGATATTCAAATATCTCTAACTCATCTACTATAACTCCAGAAGGATAGCCTATAGTTTTTTGATGAATAGCGTTCTGTAAACCTACCATTAGCTGCTGCTTACTATTCTGGGTAAACTTTAACCCTTCTACCATTAATCCCTCTCTTTGTAGTTCCTCAAATATCGGGTCGCCTACTCCAGTAGAATCTAACAAGATAGGTTTTCTAGGTAATGATTTTATTACTTGCTTTGTACTATGCCAGTCCTTTTGGAATCTATCAAAGTAGGCAACATTCCCTCCTGCGTCTAATCCTATTATTACAGACCAGTCATAACTCTTGGCTAAGTCTATTCCAAAACAAATTGGTTCGCTAGTTATTGGTTTAATACAATCCCTTATGTTCTGTGAGCCAAAAGGATTAGCTGCGTTCTCCATAGGGTTAGCCATGTACTCCTGCTCAAATACTGGTGCAGGTAACTGCCTTCTAGCTTCTTCTACTTCATCTTTATCTATATACGGATTGTCAAAGGTTGTAAACTTAAAAGATTGCCAGTTAGGTTCACCACCCTTCATAAACAAGCTATAAAAGAAGTTCTTACCTCTAGGAGTAGATAGGAACAATGCCCAGCCTTTATAATCGGTTAGCGTAGGTCGGATAGAATTTAACCATCCATCTTCTAAGTCTGATATAAATGAAGCCTCATCTACTATAACCCCATGAAACTTCCTACCCCTTAAATTGTCTAGCCTCTCTCCAGTAAAAAACTCAACCATTCCCCCATTTGGAAAATATATCTTTAAGTCTTTACTTGGGTAGGGTAGTGATGCTGATAGCTTTTCGTAAAATTGTTTAGCTAGTTTATAGGTAGGAGTTATGTAAGCTATCTGCTCACCTTGTATAGCTTTAGTAATTAATTTAATCTGTGATAGTTCTGATTTACCAAACCTTCTACCGCACATTAGTACTACGAATCTAGCATCTGATTCTAATATAGGCTCTTGGTTTATATGTGGTTCTGGTACTTCAATAATCATAGAATGGTCTTACCCTTCACAAATACTACCTCTACTTTATTATCTACGTTCATATCTACCTGCTCTCTAGGTTTACCATATACCCTAGTTAATAAAGTTTCTAGGGAATACAAGCTACCCTTCTCTAAACTTTTCTTCATAGCATTAGCTATTGTCTTTTCTAGTATAGTAGCTTTTGGGTTATCCCATACTTGCTTTAGTTCTTCTAAGTCCATAGCCATCATGCTCTGGATAGTATCGTTTATTTCAGATAACTTATAACCGCTATCCTTTAGTAAGCTAACGTACTTTCTAGGTCTGCCCTCTCTGTTAATCCTTTCTGGATGTGTATCAAAACCATCCCCCCTTTTTAGGTTGTCTAGCTTGTTTGCCATCGGTTGCTATTCGGTAGTTTTAACGTAAGGTTTACCATTTATTTTGACTTCTAAACTTGGGTCTAATTTCATCATTCTATCTACTATTACTTGACAATATTTTGGGTCAAGTTCCATTCCGTAACACTTGCGTTTAAGCTGATGTGCTGCCGCCATTGTTGTACCAGAACCTGTAAATGGCTCATATATTGTGTCGTTTTCTAATGAAAAGTCTTTTATCATATTTGAAGCAAATTCTACCGGATAGGCTGCTCTGTGTTCAACTGATTCACCTGTTATTTGACTACCAGCACTTTTTATTTGCCAGTAATTCCATCTACAATCATTATACTTTTGTGATGTCCTATAATCTTCATTTGATGACATAACAAAAACGAATTCACATCTTCTTGAATATATGCCAATTTGTGGCAAGTTTATTGAATGAGTTTTATCCCATATTATAGTTTCTTTGACTTGATATGGGTTTACATCTGAAAATATTATTTTCCCGTAATCATCTCTGCTTTTTGCGTTGTATGCTACATTCCAACATACAGTATGACTATTTTCGTTTTTATTTATTGATGATGTTTTTAATATATCAATGCAAAAATTAAAATATTCTTCAGATGTTCTATTATCTTGGTTTTTATCATTGTATAATTTTACATCTTTTTTCCCTATACCGATACCTTTAGTATGTAGTAGGTTACCACATGAATTTCCCTGATTATATGGCGGTGATGTTGCCATTAAATCCCATAATACTCCATTCATCAACTTTGCCACTTGGTCGCTATCAGTACTATCCCCACAAAGTAATCTGTGTTGACCTATCTCTATTAAATCACCTAAAACAATATCGGATTTAATTTCTTCTGGTATTTCATAATCATCTTCTACTGCTTCTATTTCCTCTCCTTTAAAGTCTGGTATATCCATTCCCCACTCGTTCAACTGCTCTGCATTCCATTCGTTAGCAATCATTTCCCAATCCCATTCTCCATATCCTAGATTGTCTTTAATGATAAACTCCCTCTGTTGCTCCTCTGTTAATTGTGATGCTTTTATAATATGTACTTCTTTTAACCCTGCTTCTTTACAAGCCTTTAATCTCATATTCCCACCTAAAACAATCATATCGTCATTTACTACAATAGGTCTAAGTTCTAGCATCTGTGGAAAGTCTTTAATGCTTTGAACTAGCTTTGCAAACTTATCATCCTTTACTAACCTGGGGTTATTCGGGTTAGGTTTTATTTCTGAAATCTTTACTATCATATAAAATATTCTTTATCAAAGATAGTATAATTATTTGTTTCTTGGTATAGTTTTGTATATCTTGACCAGATTTCTCCTGCCTTGTTTAATCCTTCATCCTTCATTTTTCTATATTCTGTCTGCTCACCTACATCATGCCCTAAATGATGGGATTGTAACCCTTTAATATAATAACTTTTAAATCCTAATTGAGTTAGTCTTAATCCATAATCACTATCCTGCATTCCGTAAGGGTCGTAAGCCTCGTTAAAATATCCTACACTATCAATAGCTTTTCTAGGTATTATTACATTCCCAAATGTTGCCCATGTTGGATGTACTTCTTTTCCGTTTATTACTTCTGTCTTTGGTAGTTGCTCCACGCAGTATATCCCACACATTCCAGTTTCGGGTATTGCTAGTAAATGTTCTACTGCTATTAGTAACCAGTTATCGGGTAGTTGTATATCATTTCCACAAAAAGCTACTGCTTCATAATCTCTAGTCTTATCTATGCCTTCGTTTAATGCTGCAGCTATTCCTAGTCTGTCTATTCTAAATAAATCAAAAGGATAGTTACCCTTGTGAAAACTATCTATAGCTTGTTGAGTAAAAGTATGTCTTAGATAGTCAAGAAGAACTATGGCTACTTTCATTGCTTCCTATGTATTTAGCAGGGTTACCTGCGTATTTAGAATAAGGTTTTGTTATTAGCTTCTTAGTTACTACTGCTCCCATTCCTATCATACATCCAGTTTCTATCTTCTGCCTCTGGTGAATGACTGCGTTTAATCCTATGTTTACTTTAGGCTCTATAATGCAATGACCTCCAATCTTAGCACCGCAACTAATTATAATATCATCCCATACATGACAATCATGCCCGATGTGAACACCCTTCATAAAAAAATTGTTATTTCCTATGTAAGTAATATTCTCCATCCCACCATCAATAGTTACTTGACCAGTAATTATATTGTTATCCCCTATTATTACTATATCATTTGTTTTACCCCAGTTAGTTTTATGTTCGGCAGGTGAGCCTATAATACAATAAGCACCAATGTAATTACCAGAACCCATAACTACATTAGGGTAAATTATAGCAGTAGGATGTATGTAGTTAGTAGAACTTGCCATAATTATCTATAAATTCAGAATGCTTTTCTTTTAAAAAATCTATGTACTCTTTTTTATCTCCGTACTTTATATGGCATTCTCTACAAACACCCATAAGGTTTTCTATTTTATCTTTTGATGTTGAACCGCCCATACCTCTGCAATCTATATGGTGAATATCTACTGCTTTCATGCCACAAACTTCACAAGCTATAAACTCATGCCCAGTATATCCAAAGTAATCAAAATAAATCTTAGTATGCTTTCTCATAGACTTCCGTCTTGTAGCGGTATGCCTTCTTTATCGTCAACCCTCCTGTATTTCTCATGCCACAAAGTATTACATAAAGTTACTGATTTTTCTACTATTTCTTCTTCTTCAGCTTGAGGTAATAAAAGATGTAAGCACTCATGTATAAGGATTTCCAAATGCTTCTTTCCTTTAAGTTTTCGTTCCAACTCGATATAACCTGCCGAATCAGCATAGCCCCATACTTTTTGTTTAGCTAAGTCTTTATATTTTACTTTAATTCTCACTCTTTAAAATTGCTAGGTCTGGTCGTTCTTCTTCGCTAACTTCTACTTTAACTTTATTTCTAACAGATGCTAACGCTTTGCGTAAGTACTTTTCTGTTTTGTATAACTCACTTAATTTATTAGTTAAATAAATCTCTTGTTCCTCTATACTCATTTTGTTAAATTTTTTAGGTAACATTATTTTGCAGTTGATATTAGTAAATGTCTTTTTTCTTTTATTGTTGCTGCTCCTAATCTTTTTCTACTAGCTGCTCCACAATTATCACATCTCATTAAAGCATAAATGTTAGCAGTAGTGTTATAAGTCTTGCCTTGTTCTGTTAGTTCTGCACTTCCACAATTTGGGCATCTATGCTCTTTCTCATCTAGGATAAATAAACCCATGTTTGGATGTGGTTTTATCCATGCTCTTATCTGTAAATAAGTTTCTTCTAAAATCCGAACATCCTGCACATTATATTCCTCCATTTCAGATAATGCACTAGCTTCTCCTTTCATGCAGTTTTCCCACAATTCAAAGTTAGTATCTTTTTTTCTTTCTAAATTTAAAAGTTTGTTTACATAGTCTAGCTTATTACTGGTAAATCCAAACTGCCTCCTAATGTGTTTTAGAGTATCAATCTGTTGATAAGGTAAAGGTGGTTGTAACCCGTTTAAAATAAACCTAGAGTTAAGTTTAGGTATATCAAACTTTTCTCCGTTATGTGCTATAACTATATCAGCCTCGTTAATTAATTTCCAGATGCCTTGTATTATTCTTTTATCGTTCTGCTCTGCTACTTCTTTAGGTTTAAGTTTACCAGAGTATACTTTATCTTCAAACAACCACTTAGCTGCCCATGTCAAACAGAACCAGTCAGATTGTATTTGATGTGTACCAACGTTAACATTCCAAATCCCCCAGACAAATGCTCTAATAGGTGCAGTTTCTATATCTAGTATAAGAACTTTAGCTGATGTATTAACTTCTTCTTTAAAGGCTTTCGGTGAATTTCTTGTATCGTAGTTCAAAGGCTTTTGAGTTGTTTTATCTAATAATGATTTTCTATTCCTATCACCGTTATGTCCTCTAGCCATTCTTATAAAATCTCTAGCGTGTTCATAAGTCTTAAACATACTAGGATTTTCTTTGTATATCTTTTTGGCTAAAGTATAATCTTTGACTATCTTGTATTGTTTACAATAATCGTCTACTAGTAACCTAGCTTTTGATTTTTTTCGCATTAGATTAAAACATATCCGTTTTTATCTACTTTCCCTTTTATATGTAAATCATGTAATTGAGTAACCGAATATCCAAATGTCTTTTCAAAGTGTGGAGCATCTCTAAATTTCCAGTTACCTCCCCAAGTCCATCCATACTGCTTAAATATTTCTACTACCTCTAGCCAATCTCTTTTGCCGTCTTTATCCATATCAGCACGTTCATCATAACTAATAGTTTCAAAAACCCAGTCATTATTCTTATCATGCATAAGCACAATGTCAGCTGCTAACCCGTAATTATGATATGAACGATAAGCACGAGCATTTGTAACAATCCTCCCTGCTCTAGTTCTACCTATAGCATAAAGTTTGTCTTGCTCTGCAGCAGTTCTTAAAGTATGTGTAAACCTGCATACAACCTTATCTCCTAGAGCCTTAACTATTTCAGAATAAATAGCAGAAGCCTCATCCCGTAATTTGGGATGAAGCAACGCTATCCGTTCTATAGTGATTTTATCACTTGGCATCTTTAGCAAAGATTCCGATTAAAAGGATTCCTAGACCTTCTAAGGCTCTTTCCCAGTTCTTTGTAGCTAGACCTTCTAATAGAATTGGAAGTCCTGCAATCGCCCCAAATAGGGTTGTTTTTACATTCTGAAAGTACTCTTTCATATTTTTTGTTTTTGGTTGAATAATTTATGTGCTATTTTTTCAACACCTCTTAAACCCATAAAGCCAAGAATAAACGCAACAGAAAACTGATGGTTAATCTTATCTACTCCAAACCAGTCGCATACAACTGGAGTTAAGTAATTAGCCGAAGCAACACCGCCAAACATAGCAACTAAAGTTTCTTTTAAATCCTTGCCCTTCTCAATGAAGAAAAAGCTACCAAAAAAACCTGCGATGGATAAACCTACGTTTATTCCTAGTTCTTCTAATTTACTCACCTTTCAATTCTTTTAATTTATTCTGTGCCCATTCTATACCTGCTTGTCCACCCCAAGCATCAACGGCTAATCCTCCACATCCTTCAGAATATGGTACGTCTTTATACTGCAAATGTCTAGCAAATGAAGCCATACGGGAAATCGTTTCCCTTGTAATATTTTCTTTGTTTGCTAATTGGTATGCTCTGGATTTGCCAGTTTGTGTCAGGCAAGAACCCCATCCATTTTTCTCTGCCCAAGCTATTGCACGTTTTGCTGCGTTGACTGCTGATTGTGGGTAATCATTGTAACTATCTGCCATAGCAACCCTAATGGCTGCCCATGCCCTATAGGCTGCTTCTTCTGTTTCGTATATGCACGAACCTGCCCCTATTTTATATTTTCCGTTTCGGCATTTAAGTACTGGCACTATAGTAATTTACTATAAATGTCTAATCTGTTAGAATTTATCAAATGAAGATTATAATGCTTGTTGCAGTATTCATATAATTCCTGCCCAATAGATTCCCTTAAATCTGCATCATACATTAGGCTTCTAGCGTGTTTAAACCAGTCAGACTGTACTTTGACATATAATACTGGTAAGTCAAAGTATGGGTTGACAAAACTTACAATAGCAGGGTTTTTCTTTGCAGCAGTTTCCAAAACCTTTAGATTAGACTTCATACTATTAAAGTAAGTATCTTTTAAAGGGATAAGGCTTATATCAGAATCTCCATAAGCAGACATATAATTTACCACTTCGTTATATCTGTAAATCTGTGTATCTAGCTTTCTACCTGCAGAAAAATAAAAAGCCATGTTGTTCCAGATGTCATTCTCTACATATCCTGCCATTACCATTTTACAATCTAGTTGCCTAAATCTTTTTAATGGCTCTTTCAGAATCTTTAAATCTTCTTGGTGTGTATCAGAACCACTCCAGAAAAACCTAATCTTATCACTAGGAATCTTTTTATCTAGGAATTGCTCTTCTCCGTATGGCAAGGCATTTGGAAGTATATATACATTATGATTTAGCTTATAAATCTCCTCTGCTAGTCTTTCATGTGTGCAGGTGCATACATCTGCTATCTGTATATAGCTTTTAATTATGTTAGGAATGTTGCCTATCTCATATCTATAAAATAATGGGTGTGTTACATCTAAGTTCCAAAAATCGTCATTATCAACTACTAGCTTAAATTTATATTTATCTCTCCATTCTACTAATTGATTAGCAGATATAAGATTAAGCATTCGGTTTATTACAAGAATATCAAAACCCTTTTCTAATACCTCCTCATTTAATTTGTCGGTAATTAAACAATAGTCTTTTTTTAAATAAGTTAAAGGCATCATTATTCTATGATACCCTACTCCGCTATGCTTCTGGGTTATTGCTAGTATTCTCATTTTTCTTTGGTCTGCCTTTTTTTCTAGGTGGATTTACCCAAACTAAATTTTCTGGAGTATCTAAATTCTGTACATCTTCTTGTACAATATTCTGTACAACTTCTTGAGGTAATGATAGATAGTAATTATAAAGCCTTTGCAATGTTTCCATTACACAACTGCTGCACCATTTAGTTAACACAAATTGACTATCTAGATTTTCTCTATAAATATGCTCATACATATTTAGTAGGTAAATGTCTATGTTTCTAACATACCCATTCTGGATTGTGTGGTAGTTTCCTATGTTAGCTTCTAAGAAATCTTTGTGTTCTTGTTTCATCTTGTTGCTTGTTTATATATTATATCCATTAATATTTTTACAATAGGTGCTAGTACTCCTGCAGCAAACATATAAAACACATAAGGCAAGGCTACAGGGAATAAAAATAAAAGTAAAGCTACCCATGATGCTAGACATGAAGCACAATTAAAAGGCTTAAAGTTAAGATTCCACTTAGCATAAAACCTATGCACATCTACAAAAAATACCGCAAAACAGACTGCAGCTATTATAATCATTTTCTAATTTTAGATTTTAAATCTTGTTTAGTTTTATTTAATGTACGGATTATGCTCATATACGGAATCCCAGTTGCTCTGCTTAACTGCCTAGCGTTTCTATTAAATTCAAACGTGTATAATCTAAGTAGTTCTTTTTCATACCAATATAAACTCTCAAAATACTTAGTAATATACTCTGTTGGGTCTGATTGGCTTTCGTCTGCTATTTCTCTTTCTTCATACTCTACAAAGTTTCTGTATTTTCCGTAGAACTTTTTATCTGTGCTTCTAACTAGGTTTAGCATTACCCTAACCACATAAAATCTCAACTGCTTTGCTTGGTAAAGACCTATTAACTTTTCTTCTGGTAACTCTGCAAGAATTAAAAATAACTCACCTTTTAAATCCTCTTGTAATTCTACTGGGTGCATCTTACTTATAGCGTCGTTTACTTCAACGCTATGGTAAAATTCAGTTAATATTTCAGACCTCAAATTTGCCAAAAGTTATCATTATCGGCTCTTTGTCATCTCCGATAGTACAAATATACACTTTTGCTCCACATTTATCAGCATCTTTAAGTCTGTCTATTTGCTCTGGACTCAATCGGTCTAGTTCAGTCTTAACCTCACAAGCTACATAAATTCCATCTTTAGTATAACCCTGCAGGTCTGCCCATCCCTTCTGTATTGTTCCTTTCCTGCGTCTTACTGGTATGTTGTTCACTCTGTTTACTCTGCACTCTATTTTTTCTAGGTATGCTTTCGCCCATTTTGTTAATTCTGCTGCTGTCATAACCGCAATGTGGACATATCTCCAGTCCTACTTTGGATTTATAGATAGTTATTGTAAAATGTTTATTACAAAGATTGCACCGCATATTTCCTTATTATTTCTACTGGTAAGAATTTCTGTAACTCAAAGCCTTCTTGAGAAAAGTTCAAATGTCTAGCGTTTTTAAATTCATCAATAGGCACTATAAACTGCTCTCTGTCGATAGTCATATTAACATTATTAATTTCTAAGCTAGTTAATAAATCAGCGTTAAACCCATAAGACCTTGTTTTGTAATGGTAATGCCTTGCACTATTTCTTTTAATAAATAATGTTTTAGTTTCATTATCCCATTGAGCAATCAACTTAGGTCTTTTACCTTTTAACTCTAGTTTTATTCTGTATGGTTTTCCAGATTCTAGAACTAGTTTGTTTCCTTTGCCATCTAGCATTTCGTATTTCATATATTTTATTTTAGTGATTTACCATCTGGGTTATCCCCTTTAGTTAAGTACTTGCAGTATTCCCATTTCGGGAACATCTTATTAAAAAATGATTGGTCATACCAGTAACCATTTACTTCAAACATTTGGTTACCTCCTTTAACTTTCCATCTTACTAGCTGACGCTTTTGGTTTTCTTCTAGCAGTTTTTTAATCTTATCTGTTTTCATATTCATTTATTTTTTTAAAAATTCTGTAAGCTAATTGTGGAACTATTGCGTTTCCGTATCCATGTATATGTTGCCTAACCAATTTAGAGGATACCCCATTATCCACGCATAAAATTGGGGGTTTAGTCTGCCATCCATTCCCTGCGTTAATCTGTATAGTTGTTCTGGAAGGCTTCCAGCTGAACGGTTTAATCTCCTCGCATACATAGGAAAAGAAAGACTGGCTCTGTTGCAGTCTGATGCCATTGGAGTAAGCAACCAAGTAAAGCCTTGCCCTTTTGTGAGGCGCACCGACTTCTGATGCATAACAAACTCTCCATTCTGCATTGTACCCCATTCTGGATAATTCTGTGAGTATTTTTCCAAAGTCTGCCCCTCCGTTAGTTTTAAGAATGTTTGCGACATTTTCGGCAATAATGTATTTTGGTTGTATTTCTCTAATTGCTCTGCACATTTCGTAGAATAAACCTGTTCTTTCTCCATTAAGTCCTTTCTGTCCATTTCCATGTTGTTTGGCAATACTTGCATCCTGGCATGGGAATCCTCCGCTAAGCACATCAATGTTTCCTCTGTAAATATTGAAATCTGTTTGTATAATGTTTCCATAACTTATTGAATTTGGAAAGTTTTTCTTTAGTGTTATTTGTTTGTCTTTATCCCATTCACAATGAAACACATTCTCCCATCCCATCCACTGTGCTGCAAGGTCAAACCCACCAATACCACTGAACAAAGAACCAT